GGTAACAGTGATTGCCATGATTAAGCCGTCGTGAAAGTGAAGATGCCGCTGGCGTTCCAGACGATTGTGAAGTTGGTTCCGCTGCCTGCGGATTTGCTGCCGTCGAAATCAATGAAGGCGACGGGCGGGGAGTCGGTGTCGGTGCTGTTGTACAGGATTCCGTAGCTGGCTGTAATAGATCCGCCGCTTGCGGTCCAGGCGGTGTCGTCGGCGTCAAACTTGGCGTCGTTGGTGGTGACAGTCGTTACAGCAACCCCAATCACATCGGTGCCTCCGGTGACGTAGCCATTAGCGTTGGCCACCTCGGTTCCGCCTGTAGCGGCAAGGGTTGTGTGGGTGGCGTTAAACGTGGCGGTGGTAAGCAGCTTGACTTTGTAGGTGTCGCCTACTGCGTTGCTGCCGTCTGCAAACCGGGCAGTGGTGTGATTGTAGAGGCTTATCGTGACGGCCACAAAGCACGCGCTGGCTTACACTCCTAGTTTACCCGGTCTGGTGGTGCGGGGATCGCTCCAGGGTTAAACCGATATTGATGGTGCCGTAGCACTTACGGTGGTGTTAATGGTTGGGCATACCACCGCCGCGCCAGTGTTGATCGCTGGTATTGCAGTTGCGATTGTGATGGATGCTGCGGGCACTTCCACTTTGTAGATACTCACAACAGCAACTTTGACCTTGGTGACTATGGCGGGTATCACCGTCAGTAGGGTCAGTGCGTACTCAAACTTGGTGACTTCGCTGATTAGGCGGAGGCGGCCTTCGTAAATAGCTGTTTCGTTGTAGGGCAGGACAACAGTGGTGGGGGTCATCGTGCCGCTGACGATGGCAGGGGTGGTGGGCAGTGTGGTGACACCTGGAGCGACGGGGAACCAGAACGTGCCAGTGCCGCCGACTGCGGACCAGAAAAGGGCGTCAACGCTGGCGACGATGCCGTTGCTGTCAAAGGTCCAGCTTGTGCCGTTGGCGCGGTACTGGGCAGTCAAGCCGTTGGCTTGTACGTACAGCGGCTCAAAGGGGGCGGCGGGCAGACGCTCGGGTGCCAGCTGGAGGTTGATGCCGCTGCGGTTGCCAAGCAGTAGGCGGTTTTGGACGCGGCCGTAGCGATTGGCTTTGACTGGGGCGTCGCTGGCGGTAGCGGTGAACGGTCCGCCGCTGGGCCCCGAGAAAGTGTCATCTGGGGCGTATGGCAGTGAAAACTCAATGCGACGTTGGGCGGTGGCGCTGCCAAGGGCTAGTTCCAGGCTTGCAGTGCTCTCGGTGCGCCAGCCGTTGTTTGGGTCTCCGTCTTTTGAGTATGTGGCTAGACCGACATCTGCATCGCTAGGCTTTGTTTGTAGCGCCAAATAGCGACCAATCCTTGTGTTTGTTTCAGCGCCTTCGTAGATAAGGTTGTCTAGAATAGGAACAATCTCTTGCAGTGTCTGTCCCAGACTTGTCCGCTCCGCAATGTCTTGCTGCCCGGACTGTGTATAGATGTATGCTTTTTGTTTTTTAGTTATAACTTTGGAAACAGTCAAACCCTCTGTTGTTGAGCCTTCTATATATTCTTGTGTAATAATGCTGCTTATTACATTGTAGTAATAGGTGTTGGCAAGATTGGTTTCGATCAGATCGTAGTCTAGGTTAGCTGCGCCAAGCAAGGCCTGCATTGGCTCCCTAGTAATTTCGGTTTCTATTTTTACCTTGTCATAAGAGTCTGGCTTGCTTTCAAGTTCATTGCTAGGATTAACTTCGTAGACAAACAATGTTTCTACAGTCCTATAAAGTTCAACACGTCCGGCTTGCGTTGCAGCAAAATTGTCTACGTCGTATGGTATGGGGGCACCTACTAATGCCACAATATAGGCCGAGTTGACTTCGGCCCCTATGGTGTTGCTAGTTGAGAGTCTGCGGGTTACGCGATCCCAACTGTCATAAAATGTCTGTGTTCGGGTAAAAGGTATGTAGCTAAATTCTTCGGTATAGTTTGTCCCATCCTCTAAGTCTGCGGAAACTATAATTGTTGTTTGTACTCCTACAAAAAGTTCCAGCTCCCAAGCGCTGGCGGCTTCTTCGGCGGGATCGGGCTGTTTAAGTTTGACTGTGTTGTAGCTGACAGTTACTGCTTCACCGGGGAGCTGGCCTACGCCGATGGGGCCTAGATCCACAATGTCGCTAGCGGCAAATACCGGGCCCGTACCAGCATCTTGGTCGAGGAAAAAAACTTGGAGAACCTCACTGGTGTCGAGGTAGCCGCAGTACGACTCCGACACCAGCAGGTCGTTTAGGACTTGGACGTAACCGCCACCAAAGTCAAACTTAGCGATGCTGAACTTGTTAGTAAGGGGGTTGCTGCTGGAGGTGATGCCCAGTTCTGTGAGGCACTTGTCCATCGCGCTGGAGGCGTAGATGGGCAGGGTGACAATGCGAGCATCTTCTTCGTCGTAGGCGGTGTTTTCGGGATCGTCAAAGGCGTCCCACTTGACCGGCTCTTGTAAATCACTCAGGTAGGTCAGCTTGCAGCCCAGCTCTACTTTGGTGGTGCGGCGGAAGGGATCGGCAAAGCTGCTCATCACGCGCAGCTTGCGGGGGATGCTGCGGGTGACGCCACCTTTGACGTAGCTGAAGGTAACGACCGTACCAATGGCAGGGGTGATTGTGCCGCTGATCTCGACGCTGCCCTTGATCTTGACTAGGCCGTTTCCCTGGATGTAGTCATCACTGATGGAGCCGCTGATGAGCGTTCCAAGGCTGCAGGTGACTATGGCGCGAATGTCAATGGCCATCAGAGGATCTGCAGCACCGTGATGGTGACGTTGTAGCGCGTGGATTTAGCGCCGCCGCTGATTATTACCTCAGCCGTAGCGGAGGGGGCGGTGATGGGGAAGTAACTGGTGGCGGCTGGTACGGCGGCAATGGTTTCGTCGTACCAGGAGAGGAGGTTGTCGAAGCTGCCGGTGCTGAGGTAGCCCTCGACGTTGCGGATTTTGTGGGCGACCAGGGGGCCGGTGACGTAGCTGGTGCCGGTGGCGGTTAGGGCGACCGTGGGCCCGTCTTGGCGGGTGTCCATTGGGGCGGTAAGGGTGACGATGGGGCTGGTGCCGGCGGCGCGGGTGAAGGTGATCGTGCCAAGGCTTGGGGTAGTTGCTTCGGTGCCTTGGCGGGATTTCTCTTGTTCGCGGAGAAGGACGGCGAGGGCTTGGGCGGAATCGACAAGGGTGAGGCTGGTGTTGATGTAGGCGCCGGCCTGCTCACCGGTCGGAGCATCGGCGAACCAGCAGGCAAGCGCGGTGACGCTGAGGCCGTTGGCGTTGACGGTCAGGGCAACGGTGGTGCCGACTGAGGCGCTGCTGAGGGTGTCGGCGTCGGTGATGCGGGTGTCGCGCCAGGTGCCGTAGACGCTTACCAGCGACTGCCACTGCGCCGGGGTGAGGAGGCCGCTGATCTGGAATGTGCGGGCTGTGAGGCCAGAACGGGCGTCACCCTCGTAGCCGAAGGGCTGGGCGGTCAGCGTCTGGCAGGTGAAGGCGCCGATTGTGATGGTCATGGGGAGACGGCTGCGTTTAAGACGTCACCGCTGATTGCGGATTGGGCGCCAGAGACTGCCACGTTAACGAGCCAGTTTTTGTCGGCCAGCGTTTTGGTGACGGCGGCGAGGTCAGTGAGGGTCGTGTTGTAGGCCTCTAGGTTTGTGGCGAGGGCTTGCTGGGTGCCGGCAAGGTCTTTTGTAACTTGGTTTTCGGACTGCACTCGGTCGATGAAGTCGCGTATGGCGTTGTTAGTTGCCGTGAAAGTGTCGAACCCGTTAAAGGTGGGAGCTTGTGCGCCGGTTAATTGAGTAAAACGGCGCTGGGCTTCACGAAGTTGAGGTTGTAGCGTTTCAAAGTCAGCTCTAGCCCGTCTTCCTACTTGTTCGGAAGTGAGGAATTTGTTGAGGCCTTCGGGGTCGCTGCGGACGCGGGTGAAGTCAACCACGGCGTTACGGAGGTTGTCGCGGAGTTGTAGGCCGGCTTCTTTGAGGGCGAGGGCGCCTTTTTCAAGTTCCAGGCGAGTCTCGTTGGCGGCGACTACTTGCTCCTTTACGAGGCTGTTGGCTCCTCTTTCGTCACCGCGTTGCCGAGCAGCGGTAATTCGGCCGCCGATTTCGCGCTCCCGGTCTTGTGCTGCGGCGATGCCGGCTTGGATTGCCTGGGTCGTGGCGAGGGTGTCGCGTGCCACGCCGCGCTCGGTTTTACTCAGAGCCTGTGTCGCTGTAATCTGCCTGCTGAGGCTCTGGAGCTTTATGTTGTTCTGGGCTGCCTCAAGGCCGCGCTGAGCGGCGCTATCTTGCCGGTCGTTCTTTTCTTGTTCTAGTAGTGACTGCCTTTCAAGCTTGCCTGTTTGGCGGCGCTGTTGTATTTCTGGTTGGCCCGCTTTACGTGCTCGGAGATTGTCTATGTCTAGAACTTCTTGGGCAAGGGAAATTTCCCGCTGTCGCTGGAAAGCTAGTGACTTGTAGCCTTGAACTTGAGCCGTGATCAATCCGAACTGAGCCTTAAGTAGAGCGGATCTCCTAGTGTCGCTTTGGATTCCAATGTCTGTTGGGGCGGCTGAGGCTGCGGCGGCTTCCCCCCTAATTCCCTTAAGGTCTTGGCGTACCAAGTCTGTGATGATGGCTTGCCGTATTCCGGTTGCAGATCCTTTGTAGGTTTTGCCGTTGAACTCAACCTCTACCGCACCAAAAAAGCCGGAACCCTTTATTCCTAGCGGTCCTGTGTTCGCCTCCACCGCAGTGGTTGCTTGCGCTTCTATTTGCTTTTGGCGGCCAGGGGTGATTGTCAGAGAGCCTGCAAGCCGGTCTAGAAATTCTGTGAGGGGGCCGGAAACAAACTGAGCTGTGGTGACACTGAGCTTGGCGAAGACACGTGCCAGCTGATCGAAGGATTCGGACAGCGTGGTTAGATCATTGATGTCGCCGTAGGAATTGGCGAGGTCGCGCTGTATGAGGGCTGCTGCTTCGGCTTCGCGGCCAGCAGCGATCAGGCTTTGTGCCTGTTTTTCAACGCTTTTGCCTGACAGCAAGGATGCTTGCTGGAGTGCGCCAAATTGTGCAATGGGGTCTTGGAGACCCGTGGCTAGCGTTTTGGCTTTGTTGAGTGCTTCGTCGAAAGCTGCACCTAGTGCGGTGCCGACCACACTCAAGCCGAAACCAAATCCTCCGCCTAGCGCACCACCACCAACACCACCTACTAGACCACCGGCAGCTGCGCCGACACCCTGGCCGAAGAGGAGGGGGAAGCCGCCGCCGATTAGGCCGGAGCTGATGGCACCGCTGACTCTTCCGCGCAGATCTTTCTGGCGTAGGCGGGCCTCTTTTTCTGCTTGTCTTAACCCCTGACCGGCGCGGCGTTCTTCGGCGATTGCGGCGCGTTCCGCTGCTTTGGCTTCACGTGCTTTGGCGGCGTCTAATCGCTTTCGTTCCTGAATACCTGCAGGCGAGTCTGGGATCGTCCTTAAGCCGCCGACAGGGGAGAAGGGGCCTTGAGGTTTTGGTGTTCCAGCGGCAGCAGTAGCGGTCTGGGTTGCCTCTTTAATGCGGCGCTTGTCAGCGGCTTCCCTGAGCTTGGCTACTCTTAGGTCGTTTTCGGCCAGGCTTACTTGCCTGGCGAGATTTTGCAGTAAGCGTTGTGATGTTCCGAATTGGCTTTGGGTAGCTTTTTGATTTGCTTGTTCGTAGGTAGCTCGTAGTTTGCTAACATCGACGCCTTTTGCATCTAGTACGTTTAGTCGGTTGCGTAGTTGAATTGCTTTATCTAATGCTTTATCAACTGTGTTGATGCTGCTAGCGGCGCCTTTTTGGGTGCCGCCGCGGCCTGCAAGTATTTGTTCTGGGGTGGTGGCAAAACCTACGCCAGTCGGTCTGGTTTTCTCTGTGCTTGCAACGCTTTTTGTTGCTGCCTCCTGGCGCTTGAGCTGTGCGGTTTGGGCTGCGCTGACGCGAAGCCTGTTTTCTTCGATTGAAAGCGCACGCCCCAGCTGGGCATTAACGCTGCGAGCAACGTCAAATTGAGATTGTTGGGCAGCTTCGTTTGCCCTTGCCGCTCGTAATCTAAACGCAGTGACATTAACGCCTTTCGCTTCTAAAAGGTTCAGGCGATTTTGAATACTTACACGCTTGTTTGCTGCTTGTTCTGCAGCACGCTCTGCTCGTCTACGTGCTGTTTCGGCTGGGTCTGCTGCAGTTGTTCTTCTGGATCTGGTGGCTTGTTGAGTTGTTGCTTGTACGTCGCGTCTTAGAAGATTTAAGGCGTTTCTAGCTGGTTCGTCGTCGACAACTATGCGTAGGACGGCTGTGCCGAGATTTTCCTCTGCCACGGGGGATTCTGGTGCCGCCTATACCCTAGGTTGCCTGAGGAAAACTAGGTGTGTAAGGCGTACCAGCGGATCTGTGGCAACTGCGCTGGCTGCACTGGATAATGCGACGGTCACATTCACGGTGACTGCGGCGGGGACCACGGTGGATGCAAACACCGGGAACGTGGTGCCCAATACGACGACGGTGGTGGTGAGTGCCTACCTCAAGGGCGAGAGCGTCAATGAGGTGGTGTATCCCGGCGTTAATCAGGTGACGACGCTGTTTGAGGGGTATGTGACGAGTGCCAGTGGGTTGGATGCGCGGGTGGTAGCGGGTACAGGTGGCAGCTTGGTGTTTGCGGGCCAGGCGGCTGTGGCTTGTGAGGTGCTGGAGGCACGGCTGCCTTACGGGACCAGTGGATTGCTCGGGAGCACGTTGGCGTCGGCGTTGGGGCCGAAGATTCGGCTGGTGTCGCGGAAGCAGACCTGATGGCGCGAGTTTCGTTCCGGCTGAAAGAGTGGAACGCCGAGAAGCTGCTGGCGAAGACTGAGCGGGTGCTGGAGCAGCTTGGGCCGATTTATGAGGCTGAGTCAGACAGGCAGATAGCTTCAGTGAAATGGGCGTGGCCTGTGCCGGTGCTTAGGTTTCAGAGTTTGTTGATGGGCGGTAAGCCGGGGCCTAAAGGCGGGGTGATTGTGGCTGCCGGTCGTAGGGACATTGTGGATACGGGCACGCTCATGGATTCCAGAAAAACCCAGATACAAGGAAAAAGGCTATCCATAACATGGACTGCGCCGTATGCCATGAACGTCATCAAGGGTTCCTACGGGCCCTACGAGAACCCGGAAGGTGACACGGTTGTGCCTCAGCAGATTGCGCGGAACTGGATTGGGGCGACGTACCAGGCGTTGCCGGCGATGAAGACGTTTGCGGAGAAGTGGCGGGTCACGAAGTAGGGGCGCAATAAAAAACCCCGCTGGTGGGCGGGGTGAGGTGGGGGACTGGTTGATTGTTGCGTTATCAGGAGACGGTGGCAACGGTGAAGGTGGGGGCTACGTCGGGGGCAGCACCGCCGACCGTTCCAAGGGCAACGGTCAGGATGTGGCCAACTTGGTAGTTGGTGCCGCCGGCAACGATGGTCGGAACAGCAACAACTGTGCCGCCTGCGGCCACCACGATGGTGGCGGTGGCGCCTTTGCCGGAGCAAATGCCGGTTGCAGGGTTGCTGGCGATTAGGGCAACGCCGGTGTAGGTGGCAGCGGTAAGGCCCGAACCAGCGCTGGTAATAGTCAGGGTGGCGGCTGGATTACCTTGGGGGTAGAAGTGGTAGACGCCGTAGCCGGTCAAGGTGAAGCTCACTTTGGCCACGTTGCCGGCGGTGATGTCCTCGGAGAAGTCTCCGATTTGGGCGAGGCCGGAGTGGACTTCGGGGTCGTCGCCGGAGGCGTCAGTTACGGGGGTTTCGCGATACCACTCCAACAGCGTGCCAGATGCAGCGTTGATGGCGGCTTTCTTGAGGATCTCGTAGCCGCCGTCGGTGACGTCGAGGTTCATCGAGCAGGGGACGCTGTAGCTCTGACTGGTGATGAGGTTGGACTGGAAGCCTTGCTCGGAGTCGTAGTCAATGACTGAGGTGGACTCGGAGGTGCCCTGGATGCCTGTGTTGTCAAGCGACAGGATGCGGGTCATGCCGGCCGAGGCGGTCGGGATGGTGCTGGCAGAACTGCCCAGCTTCACAAACATCTTGTAGCCGAGGCTAGCGAAAAAACTACCGGTAGCCATGCTCAGAGCGCGGTCATTTATACCCTAGTTTGCCCGTGTTAGATACCGGCCTCTTCCAGCAGCTCCATGGGGGTGGGGCGGGGGCACATGTGGAGGGTGAAGTCTTTGGTTTCGTGGTCGATGGATTCGGTGGCGGTGAGGGCGAGCTTGAGTTTTTCTTCGGTGGTGTTGAGGGTGAGGAGGACTTCGGCGCGGGTTTTGCCGTCGCGGATCATGTGGCGGGCTTGCTGACCGAGGCTGCGGACGGCGGCTGGTGCTTTGATCTCCCAGTTGTGATCGCGGATAAAGTGACGGATCTCTCCCTCAGAGAAGACGGTAAGGAGAGTTGAAAACGTGCCTTTTTCGGGGTTCCAGGCGCGGCAGGTCTTGATGAAGGCGATGTCGATGGAGGAGTAGATGTCCTCTTTGCGGAGGAAGCGGTATTTGCGGCACATCTTGCGGCCCATGAGGGCGACGAGGCCGCCGTGCTGGCGGTAGAGGGTGCCGAAGTTGCGCTGCTCCTCGCGGGTGAGCGGGGTGGCGAGGTAGCCCGTGCGGGCCCGCTTCGGTTTGGTCGTGGTTGCGGTGGCCATAGTCACAGCCTAACCGCTGGGACGACGGCCGTAGTTTGCCACGTTCCAGGGGATTAGCTGCGGACGCGGCCCATGATTTTGCCAGTGCCGCCGGGGATGGTGCTGGTGGTCAGGCAGCCGAGGATCGTGGCGAGGTGGGGCAGGGCTGAGAGGGGGCTGACGATTGCCTGGGACGCCGAGGAGACGTCGGTGCGCCATTCCAGCTCCATGACGTCAAGCTTGAGGCGTGCCAGGTCGCGGTTGGGGACGCCGGGGACGATTTCGGCAGCGGTGCCGGTGCTGCTTTGGAGGAGGGTGGGGGTGGTGAGGAGGGCGTTGGCGAGGTCGAAGGTGCTGTATTGGAGCTGCTCTGGGATCTCGTTGTCGGCGTACTCAACGCCGTCGCAAGCGACGTCGGAGCGGGGCCAGTCCAACGCCTGTGTCGTGGTAGTGGGACTGCCGATCCAGGTGAGGCTGTCGAGGCCGCGGGTGGCGGTTATCAGGGCGCGGGTTTTCTGATCGGTTGTGGCGGTTGTCCAGGCCAGCGTGCCAAGCATGGTCTCGGCGAGGGTGTCCGCAGCCGCAATCGTCAGGTAAGAGTTCGCAGAAGCGCTACCGACTGT